AGTTACAATTGATGATAACTTAACAGTATCAGGTAACTTAACAGTATCAGGAACAACTACTACTGTAAACTCAACTACTATTGATGTACAAAATGCTTTAGTATTTGAAGGTAGTACAAGTGACGATAACGAATTAACTTTAACAGCAGGTGACCCTACTGCTGATAGAACAATTACTCTTCCAGACGCTACTGACACATTAGTTGGTAAAGCAACAACAGATACTTTAACAAACAAAACTTTAACAAGTGCTGTATTAAATACTGCTGTTTCAGGTTCTGCAATACTAGATGAAGATGACCTATCATCAAATAGTGCTACGCAACTTGCAACTCAACAATCTATTAAGGCATATGTTGACGCTCAAGTTACAGCTTCTGATTTAGACTTCCAAGGTGACTCTGGTGGTGCTCTATCAATTGATTTAGATAGTGAAACAATGACCTTTACTGGTGGTACTGGTATAGATACTTCTGGTTCTGGTAATGCTGTAACGTTTGCTATTGATAGCACAGTTGCAACATTAACTGGTACACAAACACTTACAAACAAAACAATCAATAGTGCTTCAAACACAATTACAATTACCGAGTCTGATATTTCTGACTTGGGTTCTTATATAACTGCAAGTTCTTCAGACACATTAACAAATAAAACTATCGCTCTAGGTAGTAATACCGTTTCAGGTACTACTTCTCAGTTTAACTCTGCTCTTTCAGATGGTTCATTTGTTACATTGGCTGGAACAGAAACGTTAACAAACAAATCTTTAACATCACCTACTATCACAGGCACAGGTGCAATTGCAGGAACATTTACTGGTAATATCACAGGTGACGTAACTGGTAATGCTGATACAGCAACTACTTTAGCAACTGCTAGAAATATCGGTGGTGTATCATTTGATGGAAGTGCAAACATTGATTTACCTGGCGTTAACACAACTGGTAATCAAAATACTTCAGGTTCAGCCGCAACGTTAACAACTGCTAGAACTATTGCTGGTCAATCATTCGATGGTTCTGCTAATATTACAATAGCTGCTACAGATTTATCCGATACAAACCAATCACTATCAACTAGTGACAATGTTTCATTTGCTAACTTAACATTAAGTGGTAATTTAACAGTTAATGGTACAACAACTACAGTCGCAACAACAAACACAACCATTACAGACAACCTACTAGAGTTAAACTCTGGTGCAGCTTCAAACGCAAACGATACTGGTATTCTAATCGAAAGAGGAAGTACTGGTGACAATGCTATTATGGCTTGGGATGAAAGTGCTGATAAGTTCATAGTTGGTACTACAACTGCTACTAATGACGCAACAGGTGATTTAACAATTGCTACAGGTACTTTAGTTGCAAACGTTGAAGGAAATCTAACTGGTAATGTAACTGGTGATGTAACAGGTAATGCTGATACAGCAACACTTGCTGCTGACGCAACAACATTAGCAACGGCTAGAACAATCGCTGGTCAGTCATTTGATGGTAGTGCAAACATAACTATTGCTTCAACTGATTTATCAGATACAGCTGATATTGCGTTACTGACTGCTACACAGACTTTGACAAACAAAACAATTGCTGCTGGATCAAACACGATTTCAGGCCTTACATCTTCACACTTTGCTAGTGCTGTTACATTAGTAATTAATGATTCAACTGGAACTGCTGTTAAGACAATTGTTGGTTCTGCAACTTAATAATCAATTAATCTAAACCGATTTTTAGACACACCATAATTGCGTCTTTGCAACGCCTAATAATCGTATAAATAGTATAAAAGGATTAGTATGGCCAACCCAGCAACAAGAGAAGAATTAAAACAGTACGCTTTACGAACACTAGGGAAACCTGTAATCGAAATCAACGTGGATGACGATCAGGCTGAAGATAGAATAGATGAAGCGTTACAATACTTTGCTCAATATCATTATGATGGCGTTGAAAGAACATACCTTAAATATCAAGTAACTCAAGCAGACGTAGATAGAATTAAATCACCTACAGGTGATACTGCGTCAAGTGTTACTAAAAATTCAGTTACTACTGCATGGTCTGAACAAAATAACTTTATCGTTGTACCTGAAGCTGTACTAGCAGTTACAAGAATATTCCCTTTATCAAATAGAGGTAATCAGAATATGTTTGATGTTAGATATCAATTAAGATTAAATGATCTATATGATTTTTCATCTACTTCAGTTATTCATTACGATATGGTATTAAGAAATTTAGATATGTTAGATCATATATTAGTAGGTGAAAAACCTATTAGATTTAACCAATACAATAATAAACTCTTTGTAGATATGGACTGGAAAACAGATATAACTGTTGGCGAGTATCTTGTAATTGAGTGTTTTAGAAAATTAGACCCTACAGTTATGACAGATGTTTACAATGACATATATTTAAAAAGATATGTTACAGCATTACTTAAAAAACAATGGGGTGCTAACTTATCTAAATTTAATGGTGTTGCAATGTTAGGTGGTGTTACACTTAACGGTCAACAAATATTTTCAGAAGCACTACAGGATATACAAAAATTAGAAGAAGAAATAAGAGGCACATACGAAACGCCTATAACTTACATGATAGGATAATGCCATGCCAATTAATCATTATTTCCAAGGTGGCAACGGAATCGGAAACGACTCTGAAAAAAAATTACACGAAGATTTAATTATAGAAGGCCTAAAGATATACGGCCTAGATAATTTTTACTTACCAAGAACATTAGTCAACAAAGATTTAGTTTTAGGAGAAGATACTCTATCTAAATTTGACCAATCTTACATGATTGAGATGTACATGGAAACAACTGAAGGATTTGCTGGCGAACAAGAATTAGTATCTAAATTTGGTTTAGAAATTAGAGAAGACACAACATTTGTAATTGCAAAAAGAAGATGGCAAAATCAAGTTGATAATCAAGCAGTACAGATTGTAGATGGTAGACCTAACGAAGGTGATTTAATTTATGTACCTTTGATGAATAGTTTTTTTGAAATACAATTTGTAGAAGATCAGGAACCATTCTTTCAATTAGGTAACTTACCTGTTTACAAATTAAAGACAACTAGATTTGAGTATAGTTCAGAAAAAATTGATACTGGTAGATCAGAAATTGACATTGCTGAAGATAGATTATCTATAGATCAATTACAACATCAATTAGTACAAGAAGATGGTACAGGTTTCTTATTAGAAACTACAGATACAGTATTGAAAAATTACGACTACTTGGTATTAGAAAGTCATGTTGATGTCAACTTGGCAACACAAACAAGAGATTACGCTGATAACGCTACGTATGAAGCAGACGCAGGATTTGGTACTGCTAGTACGGCAGATGATATATTAGATTTCACAGAAAGAAACCCTTTTGGTGAAATAGATGAGGGTCAAGTATAATGTTCGGAAGACGATTTTACCATGAATCAATGAGAAAAGTTGTTGTTGCTTTTGGTACAATATTCAACAACATAATTATTCATAGAACAGACGCCGATGGTTCTGTAATACAAAGATTAAAAGTACCTCTATCATATTCGCCTAAAGAAAAGTTTTTAACAAGATTAGAGCAACAACCTAATTTAAATCAAAGAGAAATGGCTGTTTCATTACCTCGTATGGGTTTTGAAATATCAGGTATCTCTTATGACGCAACTCGTAAATTACAAAGAGTAGGTAAGTTTAAAAAGACACATGCCACAGACGCTGGTCAACAATACTATCAATACAATCCTGTACCTTACAATATATCTTTTAATTTATATTCATTTACAGCAACTGCTGAAGGTGGTTTACAGATTGTAGAACAAATATTACCTTACTTTCAACCTGACTATACGGTAACAATTAATGCAATACCAGAGATGGGAATAAAACGTGATGTTCCGATAACACTAAATAGTGTTAATTATGAAGATAATTACGATGGTTCTTTTACAACAAGACGTGCTGTAAATTATACTTTAGGATTTACTGCTAAAACTTACTTGTATGGTCCTGTATATTCTGCTAAAGTTATTAAAGAAACAACGGCAGATTTATTTACAGATACAGCAACAGGTTCAACAAGAGAAGAAAGAATTGTTGTAGTACCTAATCCTACATCAGCTGACGCAGATGACGATTTTGGATTTACAACAACTATAACAAATTTTGCAGACTCGAAAACATATAACCCGACTACGGATAGTGATGAATAATTATGAGCATAGACGAAAAGATAAACGAAGCCCTTGGTATCTCTAACGACAAGCCTGTAACAAAGGCCGTAGTTAAAAAAGAATACACTCCACCAGTTCCTAGAGTTGAAGATAAGAACAAAGAAGATGTGGATAATGATTACAAATATAGTAGAGAAAATTATTACAATCTTATAGAAAGAGGACAAGACGCAATACAAGGCATACTTGATATTGCAAACGAAAGTCAACACCCACGTGCCTATGAAGTTGCAGGTAACTTAATTAAACAAGTTGCTGACACAGTTGATAAGTTACAAGACTTGCAAGGTAAATTAAAAAATCTAAAAGACGTTCCAAATAAAACATCTACAAATATTAAACAAGCATTATTTGTTGGTTCTTCAGCAGAGTTACATAAAATGTTAAAGAATAAAAATAAAGATATTGAAAGTGAAGAAGACAAAGATTTTAAAAAGGTAAATGATGAGTGAAGCATATTTAGGTAACCCAAATCTTTATAAAGCCAATCTCAAACAAGAATATACCGAAGAACAAATAAGAGAGATTGCAAAGTGTATGGAAAACCCTATACATTTTGTAAAGACATATACTAAAATTGTAAACATTGATGAAGGATTAGTTCCTTTTAATATGTATGGTTTTCAGGAAAAAATGGTTAAGACATTCCATGAAAATCGTTTTTCTATTTGTAAACTACCAAGACAGTCAGGTAAGTCAACAACAATTATTGCATATCTATTACATCAAGTTATATTTAACGATAATATAAATGTGGCCATACTTGCCAACAAAAGTTCTACTGCTAGAGATTTATTAGGTAGACTTCAACTTGCATATGAAAACTTACCTAAATGGTTACAACAAGGTGTCTTAAACTGGAACAAAGGTTCTTTAGAATTAGAAAACGGCAGTAAAATTCTTGCGGCTGCAACATCTTCAAGTGCAATTAGGGGTGGTTCATTTAATATCATATTCCTTGATGAGTTTGCTTTCATACCTAACAATATATCTGAACAGTTTTTTAGTTCAGTATATCCTACAATTTCATCTGGTAAAAAATCTAAAGTTATGATTGTATCTACACCACATGGAATGAATATGTTTTACAAATTGTGGAATGACTCAATACATGGAAGAAACGATTATAAACCTATTGAAGTACATTGGTCAGAGGTACCTGGTAGAG